GGGCACGCCGGTAACGCGGCCGCGCCGCCCCGCGATGCAGGCCATTCTCAGCTAACTGGAGCACAATCCATGAAATTCTTTGACAGGGTGCGCGTCGGCACAGCGACGACGGGCCAGGGCGTCATTGCGCTCGGTAGTGCCGCAGACGGCGACATGATGAGCTTCGCCGAAGCCGGAGCCATCGACGGTGATCAGATCACCTATATCCTGACGGAAGGACAGGATTTCGAGGTCGGTCGCGGCACCATTGGCGGTGACGTGACGACCATGACGCGGGACACCGTCCTGGTCTCAAAAATTTCCGGCTCCGTTGGAACGGGGAAAATGGAGCTCGCCGGCACGGCCGTCGTCACGAATGTGTACGGCGCCGTTGACGCCAATAGAATGCTTGCGCTGGCGGGTCGGCATGCATCGATGGGCGAAGTCGTAAAAAATGCCGGCTGGAGTGTCGCCGCCAGTGAGGCCGGCGCCATGCTGATCTACAACAGCACGTCAGGCGGCACCGCCACCCTGCCGGCTGTCGCCTCGTCCAATGGCGAGGTTTACCATTTCCGCGCCATCAACACCGGTACACTCACGATCGATCCGGACGGCGCCGAGCAGATCGAAGGTGCGGCGACGCTGGCCCTGCCGCAGGGGCGAAGTGCAATCGTCTGGCCCAACGAAAGCAAGACGGCCTGGCGAGCGGTGATCCTCCTGGCGCCTTCTGCCGCTGCCTTGGGGCTGGTGGTGCGAGGCGACGCAGCGCAATCCTTTTCGGCTGGGCAGAAGGCGCAGGCGCAGGTCAATATCGGCGCGCTCGGTGCCTCGATCTCTGCGAAGTCGGCCAACTACACCGTGACAACGGGTGATGCCGGAGCGGCTATCACCGTCGACGCCAGCGGCGGGGCACGAACCGTCACCCTGCCGCCGGCGGCAACGGCCGGCGAGGGGTTCAAGCTCGTCGTGAAAAAAGCCGACACAAGTTCCAACACGGTCACGATCGACGGTGATGGTTCCGAGACCATCGATGGCGCGACGACCAGGGTCTTGCGGTTGCCGTATCAGAGTGCCGCCCTGATCTGCGACGGCACCAAATGGCACGTCATGGCCGCGGCCGCCGAATTCGAGCGCGGGAGTAACCCGAACGGCGCCTACGTTCGCTATGCGTCCGGCATCCAGGAGTGCTGGGGATCGCTGACGTTTACCGGCGGCGATGCGGCGACCGTATCGGCGACCTGGACCTATCCGGCAGCGTTTTCTTCGACACCGTTCTCGACGTTCCGGTCGACCTCAGCGCCAGCCGCCGCCGCGCGCGAGCGGTCCTATTGGGGCAACACGCCAGGGCTGACGACCAGCGCGTTTTCGATGTCCATGAACACCAATTTCCCGTCCGGATTTTCGGAAACGGCCACTGTGTTCGCTAAAGGAGCGTGGTTCTGATGAGAATTTCCCTATCCCCCATCCTGCTAGACAAGGCTCTGGTCGTCAGCAAGGTCGGCGAGACGTTGGTCATCAACGGCGAGACGTTCGACTTTTCGGACCTTCCGGACGGGGCGACGATCCCGGTCGGCGAGGTGCCGTGCGAGTGGATCGTCGGGCCTGTCGAGCGTGTCGATGGCGACCTGCGCCTGACGCTCATCCTGCCCTACGGCTACAATGCACCGGTGGAGCGTCGCCATCCCGACCCCATCGTTGATCCGGCTGATGGCCTCCTCGTTTTCCCGGGAGATCAGCAATGACCTGGACCGTCGATCATAGCAAGATCATTACCGCCGAGGCCAAGGCGGCCGCGGCCGCTGCAGCCACACTGCGCGCCTTTGAGGACACCATCCAGGCGCACGTCGACGCCACGGCGCGGGAGCGGACGTTCCGTGACGGCGTGACGCTCGCGAGCTACGTGGCGTCGACCAATCCGCAATGGGCAGATGAGGCGCAGGCCTTCGTCGCCTGGCGGGACGGGGTGTGGGCCTATGCTTACGGCGAACTCGCCAAGGTGCAGGGCGGGCTACGGGAGCAGCCGACCGTCGAGGACTTCCTGATGGAGCTGCCGGCCATCGACTGGCCGGCGGCCTGAAACGAATGAGACCCGGGAGCGCCTCGTACGCTCGACCGGGTCCCCCTCACGGTCACGGGAGGGGTCTGTGACCGTGCCGGCGTAACGGCCGGACGGCATTTCTGTTCCACAACATCGAAGGACATCATTATGCGTCTGTCAAAGCAGGGCGCCGCATTCGTGCGCGCTCACGAAGGATTCGTGTCGAAATACTACCTCGATCCCGTCGGCGTTCCGACGATCGGTGTCGGCTTCACCTGGGGTTCGTCCGCGTTCCGGGATTGGTGGACCAAGAACCGCCCCGGGCAGAAGTTCGGTCCAGGCGCAACCATGACGTCGGCAGAGGCCGACTCCTGCCTCGTCTATCTCTGTGACGCTGAATACGGTGCAGCGGTAAACAAGTTCCTTGCCGGCAAGGTCGTCCCTCAGCACGTCTTCGACGCCATGTGCTCGATGGTCTACAACTGCGGGCCCGGCGCGCTGCAGTGGCGCTGGGCGGCCTTCATCAAGGCCGGAGACATGGTCGCCGCCGCGCGCGCCTGGAAGGAAACGGCGGTTACTGCCAAGGGCAAGAAGCTCGCCGGTCTCGTCCGCCGCCGCAAGGAAGAGGCAGAACTGGCGCAGTATGGCGGCGTGTCACTCCCTGTCGATCTGAAGCGGGATGACGGTATCCTGGAGCGCGGTGAAGCAGGCGAGGAGGTCAGGAAGCTCCAGAGCGGTCTTGCATCGCTCGGCTACTACGCCGGCAAGATCGACGGGATATTCGGGCCGGGCACGGAAAGCGCCGTCCTCGCATTCCAGCGCGACAACAAGCTCGCTGCTGATGGGAAAGCCGGACCGATCACGCTTGGCAGACTGACCGAGATGCAGCTTGTCTCTCACGAACCGCCCATCCGTGCAGCTCAACCGGATTTGCCTGTCACGGATGACAAGCAAGAGCCTGCAACTCCCGGCGCTGAACCGACTTCAGTGTCGTCTATCCCCGCTCCACAGCCTGCGCCGGAGCCTCTGCCCGCCACCATCGAGCCCGGCCTGGTCGCGTCCGGCAACTGGTTCTTCGCTCTCTTCATCAAGCTCGCCAACCTCCTGAAAGGAGCATGAACCATGGGAAACTATGAACAGCTCATCCGCATTGCCCTCTACACCGTCGGCGGCTTTGTCCTCGGTGACGGGATCGCCAACAGCGCAGAGTATCAGGCGGCAGTCGGCGGCCTGATCCATGTCGTCGCCTTCGCGTGGTGGTTCTACCGGAACCGCAGGGCGGCATGACGATGACCGCCGCGGAATTTCTTGAAATGCTCGGCATCAAGGGCAGCGTCCTTGCTGCCGGGCTCTCTGGCGGCGTCCTGCGTGCTCTGAGCCGGAAACGGTATAAGATGCGCGAGATGGTGGCCTCCCCGATCTGCGGAGCATTGGCCGCCGCCTATCTGACATCTCCAACGGTGCATTATCTCGGCGTCGTTCGTTGGCCGTTGCCGAATGACCAGATGGCGACGCAGCACGCCGCGGCCTTTCTTATCGGCGTCTCGGCCATGTGGATTGCCGATGCAGTTTTTGAGTTTGTGATGAAGTGGATTAAGCCTAGGGAGACGTAGCGTGTCCGTGGGCGGCTACGTTCCATCGCCGTTCTGTTTCGGCCGCTGGCGAATCTTTCGGCATATATCGGAGACGCTCTTTCCTCTTGCATTAAACGAGACGATGCCGAACGCGACAGCAGCGCCAACGAAAAGCGTTTCGCATCCAAGCACGACCAGCGGCTCGAAGGATTCCATCTTTTTGGGAGACCACTCTGCGAGGCTAAGATCTCGTAACGCGAGGATCGTCGAAACTGCGTTGCCGATGACGGCACCAAGGACTAGCTGGAACCAAGGGCCAACCTCTGTTTTTGAGGCGTGCTCCAAATCCTTCAGGTCTTCGCCGCTCAAATAGTGGTGGACGATTTCTTCTGGTCTTGTCGTACTTGTCGCGATTTCAATCGCGCTCTTGTCCAGGGCTGCCCGCTGAGCATCACTGACGGCACCGTGCTGGGAAGTGCTACCTGATCCAGTTTTGGACACGCATCACCAGTTTGACGCCGCGCGTGAATTCGCAACGAACGGCTCATCGTCCACTGGCGAGTTGGCCCATTGTAATACCTCCGCTTTCGCACGAGACTGAGCGAAGGCCAGCGCCAACTCCGTTGCCGCGTCTTCTGCAATGCCTGCCCTAACAAGGCATTCGATGACTTCGGAGACAGACATATAGTAGAGTTGGAAGGAGGTATTCGCCTTGGCGATAGCCGAGGCCTCTTCGTGGCCGTAGTCGGCGACGAAGGCCTTGTAGATGGACTTTTCCTGACTTTCGTAGGTGCGGTGCGAGGTCACTTGAGGCGCGTACTCTCTGGTCATAGTCCTTTTCGCCACCTTTGCGCCGGTTGTGTTTCAAGCTTGTTAAGCCGCCTTGAAGACTCACGCATTACGACCAGAGTCGATCGAATATGGTTAATATACCGTTAACGCCCTCAATTCAACACGGCGGCCTTCTGCACTGCGCAAGTGGCAAAGCGACGTGGGGGGTAACCTCCGATTTTTGCGGAGGCAGGTCTTTAAGATGGTTCTTGAATAGGAACGGGCCAGCCTGTGTTTTTGTTCCGATGTCCTGTCGTGTCGACGGAGAGTGGGATCGCGCGTTCCAAAAGGAAGTTTGTTCTCAGTCTAGAACGAAGGAACGCTTCTCCGCCCTTTCAATGGCTTACCGTAGATGTGCGATTTCGGCCCCGACGGGCTTTCCGCCGGCCGCTCGCCGGACCGGCTCGACGCGCTCGTCTGGGCGCTGACGGCCCTCGTCCTCGACCGGCAGGGCGAGCCGCGGGTGCGCGGGATCTAGAAGGACGGAGACATGGCGATCAACAGGAAATTCTTCTTCGACCAGGTTCGCGCCCGTCTCTTCGACGGCCGGCTGAAGCAGGCGCAGGTCGGCGGCCTGACGGCGATCCTCGACCGCTGGGAAGGGACGATGCCGGGCGGCGACGACCGCTGGCTCGCCTATATGCTGGCGACCGCCCATCACGAGACCGGCCGGACGATGCAGGCGGTGCGCGAGACCTTCGCCGCCACCGACGACCGGGCGATCGCCATCCTGGAACGGTCCTTCGCCGCCGGGAAGCTCGCCCGGGTGAAGACGCCCTACTGGCGCCGGGACGCCGCCGGACGGAGCTGGCTCGGCCGCGGGCTGGTGCAGCTCACCCACCGGAGGAACTACGAGGCGATGGCGCGCGAGACGGGGATCGACCTCGTCGCCCGCCCCGACCGGGCGATGGAGCCCGGCGTCGCCGTCGCCATCCTGTTCGCGGGCATGATCGGGGGCAGCTTCACCGGCCGCAGGCTCGCCGACTGCTTCTCGCCGGCGAAGGAGGACTGGAAGGGCGCGCGGCGCATCGTCAACGGCCTGGACCGGGCCGAACTCGTCGCCGGCTACGCCAGGGCCTATTACGGCGCGATCAGCTACACGACCGAATAACGCAGTTCCGGACGCGAATTGCCCGAACACAGGACGCTCCCATGCCGTTTTCCTTCCGATTGCCCTGGCGGCGCGCCGGGGCCGTTGCCGTGCCCGAAACCAAGGCGGGGGGCTTCGTGGCGCTCGCCGCCGAGGGGCGGGCGCACTGGTCGCCGCGCAGCTACGGCGCGCTCGCCCGCGAGGGCTTCATGCGCAATCCCGTCGCCCACCGGGCGGTGCGGCTGATCGCGGAAGCCGCGGCCTCCGTGCCCTGGCTCGCCTATGCGGGCGAGGAGGAGCGGCCGGACGATCCGCTGCTGACGCTGCTCATGCGGCCGAACGGGCGCATGTCGGGGACCGATTTCCTGGAGACGCTCTACGGGCATCTCATGCTCTCCGGCAACGCCTTCGTCGAGGGGGTGCGGATCGGCGGGGCGCTGCGCGCGCTGCATGCGCTGCGGCCCGACCGGGTGCGGATCGTCGAGGGACGGGACGGCTGGCCCGAGGCCTACGAATACCGGGCGGGCGCGCAGGTGCGGCGCTTCGCGGCGGAGGAGCAGGGGGTGCTGCACCTCCGGCTCTTCCATCCGCTCGACGACCGGCTCGGCTTCGCGCCGCTGGAGGCGGCGGGCATGGCGCTCGACCTCTCCAACGCCGCCGCCGTCTGGAACAAGGCGCTGCTCGACAATTCGGCCCGGCCCTCCGGCGCGCTGGTCTACCAGCCGAAGGAGGGCGGCAATCTCTCGCCCGACCAGTACGACCGGCTGAAGGCCGAGCTGGAGGACGGCTATGCGGGCGCGGCCCGCGCCGGCCGGCCGATGCTGCTCGAAGGCGGGCTCGACTGGAAGGCGATGGGGCTCTCGCCGCGCGAGATGGATTTCGTCGAGGCGAGGAACGGCGCGGCGCGCGACATCGCGCTCGCCTTCGGCGTGCCGCCGATGCTGGTCGGCATACCGGGGGACGCGACCTATGCCAATTACCAGGAGGCCAACCGCGCCTTCTGGCGGCTGACCGTGCTGCCGCTCGTCTTCCGCACCGCCGCCGCCTTCTCCGCCTGGCTTTCCGACGGCGCCGGGGAGGCGGTGCGGCTCGTGCCCGACCTCGACGAGGTGAGCGGGCTCGCCGCGGAACGCTCCGAGATCTGGGCGCGGGTGGGGGCGGCGGATTTCCTCAGCGACGAGGAGAAGCGGCGGGCGGTGGGGTATTGAGATGCGTTGCGGGTGCGGCTTCACCCCCCTCTGCCCGGCGGGACGGAGGGGATAATGCAGCATAATCAATGGCTTGAGGCGACAACATGAATCGCCGCCCCATCCCGCCTGAATCGTTTTGTGAAGCCGTTGAATCGATCTTCGAGCCGATCCCCGCAAGGGATTCGAAAGACTCGGCAATCCGTCCGCCTTCCCCCGGGGAAGGCGGTCCGTCCTGAGTTTCAGTATACGCTGAAAGGCTTAACGAATGGCTGATTTCGGAAACGACGGCGGGCTGTGGACGGCGCGGCTCGCGGGCGCGCTCGCGGGGGCTGCGGTCTCGCTCATCTATCTCCTGCCGAAGAGCCGGCGCGAGGCGGCCTGCCGCTTCCTGACGGGCCTTGCCTGCGGCCTCGTCTTCGGCGGGCCGGCGGGGCTGTGGATCGCCGTGCGCCTCGGCATCGCCGGCCATCTGGGCGCCGCGGAGACGATGCTGACGGGCGCGGCGGCCGCCAGCCTCTCGGCCTGGTGGGGGCTCGGGGTGCTGGCGCGGATCGCGGAGAAGATGCGCGAATAGCGAATGGCGAATAGCGAATAGGGAATGGGCGGGGGCGTGGGGGCGAGGCCACCATTCGCCATTCGCTATTCGCCCCAATCACATCGGAGAACCACATGATCACCGACGGCCTGCCGGTCTGGCGGACGAAGAAATATGCCGATCTGACGCTGCAGGGCGTTTCCGGCGACGGGGTGTTTTCCGGCTATGCCAGCGTGTTCGGCGAGGTCGACCTCGGGCGCGACGAGATCGCGCCGGGGGCCTTCTCCCGCTCGCTTGCGCGGCGCGGGGCGGCCGGCGTGCGCATGCTGTTCCAGCACGACGCGGCCGAGCCGCTCGGGCGCTGGCGCACCATCCGCGAGGACGCCCGCGGGCTCTATGTCGAGGGCGTGCTGGCGCCCGGGGTGGCGCGCGCCCGCGAGGTGCTGAGCCTGATGAAGTCGGGGGCGCTCGACGGGCTCTCCATCGGCTTCCAGACGGTGCGCGCGAAGACCGACCGGGCGAGCGGCGTGCGCCGCATCCTGGAGGCGGACCTCTGGGAGATCTCCGTCGTCACCTTCCCGATGCTGCCGTCGGCGCGCGTCTCGAACGTCAAGAACGCGCGGTGGTTCCGCGACCGGGAAACGGAGCTCGTCCGCGCCATGCGCCGGACGGCCCGCCTGTTGAAAAGCCAGTCCATCAAAGACCGAACCACGAAAGGAAGACCATGACCGAGATGCAACGGACCGCGCCCGAGATCAAGGCGGCGCCGGACACGATCAACGCCGCCTTCGGCGAGCTCATGGAGGCCTTCGAGACCTTCAAGGAGACCAACGACCAGCGGCTCGGCGAGATCGAGAAGAAGCTTTCCGCCGACGTCGTCACCCGCGAGAAGCTGGAGCGCATCAACCGCGCGCTCGACGAGCACAAGCGCGTCGTCGACCACATGGCGCTGAAGGCGGCGCGGCCGGCGCTCGCCGGGGGCCCGGAGGGCCCGGACAATGCCGAGCACAAGGCGGCCTTCTCCGCGTATCTGCGCCGCGGCGACGAGAGCGGGCTGCGCGCGCTGGAGGAGAAGGCGATGTCGATCGGCACGCCGGCCGACGGCGGCTATCTCGTTCCGGCCGAGACCGACACCGAGATCGGCCGCAGGCTCTCCGCCGTCTCGCCGATCCGGGCGCTCTCGACGGTGCGGCAGGTCTCCGGCGCGGTGCTGAAGAAGCCCTTCGCCGCCTCCGGCATGGCGGCGGGCTGGGTGGCGGAGACGGCCGCCCGGCCGCAGACCGGCACGGCGCAGCTTGCCGAACTCTCCTTCCCGACCATGGAGCTCTACGCCATGCCGGCGGCGACGGCCGCACTGCTGGAGGACGCGGCGGTCGAC